AAAGCGCAACTCGCTGATAAAAAGTCAGAACTTAGGAAGTGGTATAAATGGGTATGCAAAGAGAATCTTTACCATAAATCAATCAGGATAAATGGAATTTTTGATTCTTGGTCATTTTATGAAATACGCAAAGCGCAGGTTCTACAGATTGATGATTCGCAAATTGTTGAATCAAACAAGATAAGCAATGGGCCATTGCTTGGAATGTCCATTCCATCAATGCGATCTTTAAATGGATATTTCCGTGTTTATTTATTAAGAATAGGATGCGATGGGTCGCCGTTATATGCAACAGATTGGAAATTTGGCATTACAAATGAAAAGCTAGGATCTGGAGCCAAAAGATTTCAACAGTGGATGAGTGAATGCTCCGAAAAAAACAGACAGAAAAGATGGGATATCGAAAGCGAACGGAAAAGATCAAAGATATTAGCTGGTTTTGTCACAGAGGTGGAAGGCCGAATGTTAGTATATAAATCTAAACTGAAAATCCAGAAATATAATCGGGACGAAAAATCCAAAGAGAAACGTGAAGAAAAGGAAATACAGAAGAAATTGCGAAAAGCCGAATGGGAAAAAAAAGAACGGGTTAGAATGGCTAAAAAATACTCCGGAGCATTCTTTCAACTCCAAGCCGCCTCACAATCAATCTCAGACTACGCAACAACAACAAACCAAAAGACAGTATGAAAACAAAAATGACACTAGCAACACAGCAAAGCAAAATTCAAGAGTTCGCTGAACTATGCCAAAAGGGAATCGACGCATGGACAAGAGCCGGGGAAATCATCGTTGAACTTGTGGAAGCAGATCCGCAGGTTTTCGATAAGATCATCGAATTTAATCCGAATATGGACGCCGGTATTCTAGGTAAGTTTGAAATGATGGGCAGGAAGGTATTGCATCCCAAACTTCTATTAAACGATTCACCCGGATTCGATGCCCTTTCTGAAATGCCATACAGCGTCCAAGAACGATTCCTAATCTCGCCTATACCATTGATTGTCGAAACCGAAACCGGAACGGACGTTTTGATGGTTGATGCGAAGAACATGACCCGCAACCAGACAAGGCAAGTGTTTGGAAAAGGACGCATCCGCACGGAGGGCGAGCAGAAAGCGTGGCTAATGGATCAACGGGCTAAGAAAGCAAAGCCATGCGGAACTAATATCCCCGCATGGATCATACGCGGAGGCAGAGTGCAATTCAATGAGGGAGCCACCCTCTCCGCCGGGGAGCTTGCCACTATCATCACGCAACTTACTAAGTAATCCTCGCCCGCTAACATCCCGCACCAATCAGCCCCGCATGTGACCCATGCGGGGCTTTTTGCGTCGGTTTGACATTCGCACCCCATCGGAGTTAAAGGGGGCGTGAACATTGCGGAGACGGCACGGGCTATTTATGCGGCGGTGAGGGATAGCCCTACCGCGTGCGCAGCTATCCGGACGGAATTCGCATCGCTGGCACTCGCCATTGCGACAGATCCGAACTCGACGGCTCAGGTGACTTCCTCGACCGTCAACGGGCAGAGTTTCACAACCGCCCAAACGATGACCAATGGGAATCGTCTTATGCTTTTGCGCCATGTCGTCGCCTCCATTGACCGGGGGCGTACCATTTCCTCAACGGCGATAACGGTTTTTCAATGAGCACAACATCCGCCATCCTAGACTCGACGGGGCAACCCTACCGCATTGCCCACGCTGCCGACCGTTCCACTCGGAGGGGGCCACAGTATGCCGTGGTCAATGACGACATCGAACGGCTTATCCCGTCAAATGACCGTCAGACGCTTGTGAGCTTATCGAATCGGCTCTTCCTCAATATGGGAGTCCCACGCGCTTGCATCCTCCAAAAGGCTGATTACAGCGTAGGCGAGGCATGGTTGCCGTCATATCTCGGAAGTGAGCAGGACAAGGGCAAGCAGGCCGCGAAATTCCTGCATGATATATGGTTGCCGCAAGCCGATGTTCGCGGCGGCATCTTCGACTGGTGGAAAATGTTGGAACTTTCCAGCGTTGAAATCGACCGCTCCGGGGATGTATTTTGGATGATGGTTATCGGCAATGACGGATTCCCGCGCATCCAAATGATCCCCGGCCACAGGTGCCGGAGCGATTACAGCAAGACCGTTTTGGATGGCGATTACAAAGGCTACCGCATTGTCGATGGCATCATTTACTATCGCACCGGACGGCCAGCAGCATATCGTTTCGACGTTGGCAAGGACGGAATCACAGAGTTCCGGGACGTTCCGGCATCGGATGTAATCCACCTGTTTGACCCTACCCATTGCGAACAGGGGCGCGGATTGCCAGCATTTACCCATGCACTGGAATCGCTGAAAATGTCCCTGCTCTCCACCTCGGATGAGCGGGTGAGACAACAGATCATTTCCCGGTTGCATCTAACCGTTTTCAACGCGACCGGATCACCGGACATTGACGACCCTGCAAATGATATGGACGGCGGCGGGACATGCTCCGCCCCATCGGCATTCTCCACGCAAAACTTCCCCGGCGGCGTGATGTATCTCCCTGGAGATGGACAGCACCGCATGGAGCAGATCAAGCACGAGAATCCCGGTGAAATCTGGGAATCATTTCAGGATCGCCTCAACCGCGATGCGATTATCCCGGTTTGGAGTTACTCAATATGGAAATCTGCCGGCCAAGGAACAGCTGAACGAGGAGAGCTTTTGAAGTGCCGTCGCTTTGTTACCAAACGCCAAGGCCAGCTATGGTATGCTGCAAAACGGGCAACATCATGGGCTTACTCAGTCTTCGCCGCACAAGGCCGCATCCCTCAGCTTTCCGCCCCAACCCTTTGGGACTTCTCCCGTCCGCCCCGATTGTCCGTTGACGATGGCAGAGAGAGCAAAATGGAGCTGGAAGAATGCCGCACCGGAACGCGCAACGTCTCGGAAATTCTCGAATCACGCGGATTAAAAGAAGATGATTTTTACGTTTCCCGCGCCCGCGCCGTGTGGTTGCGGAAATACACCGCGCAAAAAGTAGCGGAGGAAATGAACGCGAAATTTGGCGCGGAAATCGAAGTCGAAGAGCGCGAAATGTTCATGATGACCCCGAACGAAATGGGCGAGCCGGACGACATGCCGGAACCGCCTGCGCCATCACAAACCCCAAAAGAAGAGGACGAAGAATGAAGACGATCATCGAAATTGAAAACCGCGCCGGTAAGCTAAGGCTGAATGATGGCGTGAATAAGGAATCAGCCGACAAGCTAATCGGAGAAATTGAAAAGCTGTATGGTAACAAAGCCGTCGCCGCGAACATGGTCCTTGGCGATGTTGTTTGCAGTGCCGAGAACGCGCTGGAAAGCATCGAGGTTGAAATCAATACTCCGGGCGGATCGGTCTTTGAAGGACAGCGCATTTACAATACCCTTCGCGGGTTGTCGGGGCGCGGGGTCAACGTAGTAACCACGGTCAACGGATTAGCCGCAAGCATGGGCAGCGTGATCCTCATGGCAGGCGACGAACGGCGCATGGAGAAAGGAAGCCGCGTTATGATCCATGAGGCCAGCACTGCGGCATGGGGGGACGCTAGGACGCTCCGCAAGCAGGCCGACCTGCTGGAAGGCATATCTGCGGAGATTGCCGGAATCTATGCTGAACGAACCGGCGGCGATGAAAAAGAACTCCGCAAGCTCATGCTCGCAGAAACATGGATGACCGCAGAACAGGCTAAGGCTAACGGCTTTGTGCATAGTATCATCAAGGACGGGAAAGCTGAAAATTCTTCCGTGGTTGACATTCGCAATACATCGGAGGAAACAACCGATATGAAGTTTCTGAAAACACTCTTCCCAAGCCTCTCCACCGATGACGCTGACAAGCTAGCCGCCCACATCAGCGAGAATGAATCCCTCGCGAATGAGCTTGCGGAATCACAAGCCAAGGTGACGGAGCTGCAAAACCTCTCCGCCGTAGTCGCTGAAAAGGAAACCGAAATTTCCAACCTCACGGCCAGCATCACAACCCTGCAATCGGAGATCGAAGCGAAGGCAAATACGATCACGGAACTGGAAGACTCGCTTACCCAAGCACAAGCCGACATCGAAGCAGCGAAGTCATCCGCCGGAAGCCAAGCCATCGAAGCACTTGCCGCTATCGGGCAAACCACTCCGCTTCCTGAAGCTGAAACCGGAGCCGCATCAAAAACCGAAATCTCAAACCTCAAAGGCATCGAAAAAGTATCCGCTTTTTTCGCCGCGAAAAAATAACCGTAGGATAGTTCAGCGGTAGAACGTCGCGCTCATAACGCGAAAGCCGGGGGTTCGAATCCCTCTCATGCAACCACTCACAAACCAATCTCTCAAATCTAACTAACCAATATCATGGCCAAACTAACTCTGCTCGACGTAGCAAAAATGAACGGTTCCGACGCTATCGTTGGACTTGTCGAAGAATCCCTTTCCGCTGCCCCTGAGGTTGCGGTTTTCCCAGTCCGCCCAGTCGATGGAACCGGATTCAAAACCCTTGTCCGCACGGGTCTCCCCGCCGTGGACTTTATCGCCGCCTCCCAGGGTATCGCCGCTGGCAAGTCCACCTTTGAAAATAAGCATTTTGACTGCGGACTGCTCGGCGGTCGGATCGAAGTGTGGAAATCGGTTCTTGACGCTCCTGAGAACGGTCCCGCATCCGACATCAAGGCAACGGAAGCAACCGGCGTGATGGAATCCGCCCTCCGCAAGGTCGGCAAACAAATCTTCTACGGCAAGACCGCCCTCGGCTCCGCCAATGGATTCGTTGGACTCGTCAGCATGGTTGACGGCGCGATGATTAAGGACGCAACCGGCACCACCGCAGATACCGGATCTTCCGTGTATTTTGTCAAGTTTGGAGCTAAGGACGTTTCCCTCGTCATGGGCAAAAACGCCACAATGGAGCTTTCCGAGTTTCGTGTTGAGTCTCTGGAAGACAGCGACGGAAACAAAGGCCCCGGCGAAGTGGCAGACCTCACCTCTTGGATTGGCTTGCAACAAGCCTCCAAGAATAGCGTTGTCCGCATCAAGAACATCACCGCCGATTCCGGCAAGGGACTCACCGACGCGCTGCTTTCCAGCGCAATGGAATACTTCCCAGCCGGATACGTTCCGGACGCGATCTTCATGAGCCGACGCAGCCGCGAACAGCTCAAGATTTCCCGCTCTGCTCTCGTTTCCCTCCAAGGAAACGCCAAGCAAGGAACCCTTGGCGGTGGATCGGGATATGTCCCAACCCCAACCGACTTTGAAGGCATCCCAATCATCGCAACCGATTCGATTGTCAATATCGAGCCTATCGCCTAATCCAAACCACCACCTAACTAACTAAAATTATGGCAAACGAATTCGCCCGCAAAGTCCTTGATTTTGCCCACATCATTTCCCGCGCCCTGCCAACCGCAGACGGCACGGTCACTAGCTCGGATCTTGACCTCGGCACCGGGGTTAAGCCTGAAAACTACGAACTTGAAATCGTCATTCCCGCGCTGAATTCCACTCAGCTTCCCAACGCTGACACGCTTACGATCACCGTTCAAAACGGGGCATCAGCCGCGCCAACTACCGCGCTGCATGTATTCCCTGTTATTACCGGATCGAGCGGATACGCCGGCGGAACTCTCCGCTATCGCTTCCCATCTAACGCTTTGCAATACGCAAACGTCAAGGTCGTAGCCGCTGGTGGAACCGGTGACATTTCCGGATCGACCGCTACGGTCAGGCTGGTTTTCTAATTTCCTGCTGTTGTTTCGTGTTCGTTGTTGGCCGCCACCTTGGAAACAGGGTGGCGGCTTTACTTTGGCACCGGATCGGAAGATTGAATTGATATGTCAATCGTAACAGCCCACGCGCTCGCATCCGCAACGCAATCCTTCGCAATGATCGGATCGGAAACCGTGACGATCAACGGCACCGCTATTCTTTGCGTCTTGGCGGAAGCCGATGAAAGCAAGACCTTCACTGAAACGGGATTTGAGCCGGTGAAGCGATTGACGGCGGTTTGCAAGACATCGGCGCTACCAGCCGGAACCTTACTCAAAAAGCTCGCTACAGCCCGCACAGAGCAATGGCGGGTGGAAGGAATCAATCGTGGTGGAAGTTTCACCACCATCACCTTGGAGGAAATCCACAAGGCATGATAAAGGCCGAGATAGACCAGTCGAAACTCGAAAGGAGTTTGAAGCGATTCGGGAAGCAACTTGGCGAAACCAATGCCCAAGCCGTAATCCGATGGAGTGTGCAGGTATGCCGGGAGCTTGCAATGGAGACTCAGGTATGGGGCAAGGTGAAGACGAAGCAATATCAGATCAAAGCTATGCGCAATGATGCTTACAATGTGCTCTTCGTTGCCAGCAAAATGATAAAGGCGGAAAGGAGACCTGGTTATTATACGATCAAAAATAACAAATTTTTATACTTCCCTCCAGAGCGAGTCTTGAAGTCAGCATCAGAGGTTAATGATTGGATTGAGGTGAACCGGACAAGGAGAGGGTCACGAACCGCTAAGCTAGCATTTGAGAATAAAAAAGTATGCTCGCAAGCTCATTTTAATAAGGCGATGGCGGCTAGGAATAAGAAGGCGGGCATGGCTAAAGGGGCATGGCTAGGAGCCGGTAATGATATCGCTAGGGCGCAAGTTGGATCAGAGAAAGAAAATATCGGACGTAACTTTTTGAGCTACACACAAAAGCACCAGAAATGGGGTGATGCAAAGAAGCCAGCGGATGGATGGAAGCCCGTCGCAGGAATCACAAGCAAGCTCGCATATTCTGGTAAATCCAACGTGCTAGCACGAAGCGCTATGACAAAGGCTATTAAATTCGGACTAAGGAAGACAGTTAAGTTTTACGCAAAAACACTCGCAGCAAACGACAAAAAAGACAAACCATGAACATTCAGACATCAATCAGGCAGTGGATCGAAAAGCGGATCGGAGAGCAATACAGCGACCTTGACGGGGTGCAAATTGCCATAACCGGGGAAGAGGCGGATGTAACGCCACCTTTCATCGGGATCTATGAAACCGGATCAACAATCCACGAAACCGGGGGCGTTGTGATGTATGGCGTGAGCGATTTTGAGATTGCAGTTGAACTCCACACAGTCCCCGCCGATGACGACAACGAAGGCACCCCGATTGCAACGGAACAGGCATGGAGGCGCGACCTTTACAATATCATCGGAGACAGGGATATGATCGAATGGGCAAGCGAGCGCAACGGCTGGCGGATATTTGACATTCGCACCGCATCGCCGTTTACTGAGTCAGGCGATGGGCAAAGGATCACAAGATCGGAGCTTACAGTTGTCGCCTGCCCTATCTAACTTTACACATTATGAGCGCAACAATTTACGGAGCTGCAAGACACGGATTAGCAAACGACGCAACCGCAACCGGACTATTGGTTGGCGAGTATTCAGTGGATTACAATGTCGAGATCGGATACGCCAAGAACCATATCGGCGAGGATGTAGCCATGAGCCTGTTTAACGACAAGTCTGAAACCACATGCTCCGGCGTTGTCGCATCAAAGGCAACTGGATTCCTGGCGCAGCTTGGAGACGTAATGGCATTTGCTAACATCACCGTTGACTCTCTCAATACAAGCTCGCAAAACCTATTGAATACGCCAGTTGCAAACGCAGCTTGTGTCATTACAAACGCGAGTTTGAAGCGTTCCAATTCGGATTTTGAAACCGGAGACATCAAGACGATTTACAATCCGCTCATTGCAACCAATGCGCCAGTGACTATCTCCTAAGATCGCAACCTAAGAAATCAAGATATGAGAAAGCGTGAATTTTCCACGGGGGACATCAACCTTGCGGCGGCTTTAATGGCTATTGGGATAACCCCAAGTGACGAGCGACACATATCACTTGTTGCGTCAACCAACGGACATGATTACAAGCGTTTCCATTTCGACCTGATTTCACCCGATGGGAAATTTGAGGTTTATTCCATGAACGCAGCATGGCAGGCGCCGGAACATTTCCGAAACGCCAATCCATTGCATCCATTCGGGAAAATCATGTCATTCATTTCCGCCCGCCCGCTTGGAACCGTGAATCAGGATGAATGGCTCGGACATGCCGCAAACTATCTTGGAATCACAAGGGACGCGGTAAGCAAGCTATACCGTGACCTGAAAAAAGTATGTGCGAAGTCCCCTGAATCAGAGGTTAGCTACATCCTTGCATTCATCTTCAATCGTGAATTTCTGATTTCAGAAATCAAGGCGATGGACAAGGCCGGGAACTTTGACGTAATGCAAAGCATCGGCAAGAGCATTGCAACAATCGGCGCAAAGGCATCCAAGAAGACAAGGGACTACTTCCTTTCGCATGTAAGAAACTAAGATATGAAAACACAAGAAGCACAAAGGCAATCGACCGTAAATAGCCCTGTTGAAATCCACGGATACACACTTCACCCCGTCAAATTCGGACTTATCGAATGGCTTCAATCAGTCCGGAAAAATCCGGCCATCACATCAATCGGGGAACCATCGCTAAAGGACATCGCAGAGCTTTGCTGGGCATTTACAAAGCCATCAGCAACCATCACAGACATGCCTTCCAAGACCGTTGACTTGGAGGTGAAGTCATTCATGAACGACCTCGACCCGGAGGCATTCCAAGCCCTGCAAAAACACGCGGAAAGTGAAATGCTTAGATTTACTCAAACAAAGGCCGTTCCAAAAAAAAAGGCGGTTGCGGCGAAGAAACCACGGAAGACCAAGTAGCTTGTGAAACTGCTGCAATTATTTACATCATGCGTAAAATCGGCCATAGCCGGGATGAAACATTGCATGAATTGCCAGCCGTTTTCATCAATCAGATGGTCGCTCTTTGGTGGCAGGATCAAGGCATTGAAGTTGAACTACTATCAACCCAGATCGACCGTGAGACAATGATCGAAGCTCAAGCTCAGGAAGCAATCGAAAGGAACCACTCATGGCTATAGGCACCACACTTAAAATCGGCTTTGATGCGGCGAAGGTAAGATCCGGACTTGCTGGAATCAAAAGCCAGTTTTCCGGACTTGCTAAAATGGCCGGAACCATTGCGAAGGTATCTGCGGTTTTCGCAGGAGTTGCCGTTGCGGTGGGCGCTACCGCAATAAAGATCAATCAGATCGGTGAGGACGCCATTGCAAGTGATAACAAGCTGCGCCAGATCACAAATCAGATGGGGCTTTTCGGAGATCAATCCAAAGCCGTTGCTGATAGGTTGCTTGAACTTGCCGACGCAGAGGAGCGGATGACGGGGACGGATACCATTGTAGATACGCAAGCACTGCTTATGACGTTTGCGGAGCTTGCCGAAACAGCCGACGAGGTGGGCGGCGCATTTGATCGGGCCACTATGGCAGCGGTTGACATGGCCGCAGCTGGACTGGGAACCGCAACTGGAAATGCCGTGCAACTTGGCAAAGCCCTTAATGATCCAATCAAGGGGCTTACATCATTATCAAAATCTGGCATATCATTTACAGCTTCGGAGAAAGAGCGGATCGCCGTATTGGTTAAGTCCAACCAGATGGGCAAAGCTCAATCACTCATACTTGATGCGATTGAGAAGCAAGTCAAAGGCACTGCTAGGGCAACCGCTACATCCAGCGGAATGATGACCCAATCCATGAAGCAGGTTATGGAGGCGTTCGCCATGCCGTTTTCCGAAGGATTCGCTGGGCTTCCCGGCGCTATGGAATCGGCATTCGGAAAGATCACCGCGCAAGCATCGCAGCTAGGACGGGATGTTGGCACTGCTATCTCGGAAGCAGTGAACGGTGATTATGATCGGCTCATTGCAATCGGTGAGCTTATCGGGAGCGCAATATCTGAGGGAATATGGCTGACGACTAAGACAGCATTTACAGACGCTGGAATGAGGCTTGTCGCTGGCGTTAAAATGCAAGGGCAGACTACGCAAGAGAGATATGCGGAATTGGATAAGATGGACGCGGGATCAAAGTATCTCAGGCAAGAGCGGACATCAGAGGCAATCCAACGCCTCCGCTCGCAATACGAATCCAGGATCATGACAAGCGGCGGAGTTCCATCAGCCCCGTCGGCACCGTCTTCCGGCCAACCATCGCCGCCGTCCATTGCTAATGATCCTGTTTTTGACAAGCTAATGAAGCATGTAGAACGGCTTGGAGAGATTGAGAAAAACACAAGAACCGGGGCAAAAATGTAATGGCTACACTATACGGAATTGGACAAGATCAAATAATCCCACAATCGGACTTCGACGCATCGGAAACCGAAAACGGAGGTGTGACGGCAACCCAATCATTCGAGATCCGAAAGGGCGGAATTGATAGGGTGACAGTCCGCCAAAGATTTGCAAACGGGACAAGGCTGACAGACCTAGATCCCGATTGTGATCAGTTTTGGGCGTATCTGAGGATCATTAAAATCAGATCCATCAAGACCATCGAAGGAGGCTTTACGATGGTATCTTGTGAGTTCGCGGGATACTCATCGGAATCATCGGCAACGGAAACAGGCGAGCCTGATCCGCGCCCAACATTTGCAAGGCGGGGCGTTTTAATCGAAGCGCCATTGAATGAGCATCCTAAATGGAAAGACCTATCAGATACGGAAAAATACGGGCTCGGATTGCTTATCAATGGCGAGGCGATCACAAACGAAGACTTTACGAAGCTGGGAATCCTTTACGATGACGCATCCGGGAATCAAGGCATTTCGCCAATCGTCAACATAGCGACAAATGACCCGATAACATTTACCGTTGATACTGACGCTTGGAATTTTGCACGGCTGATAGCTCAGGGAAAGACAACTTACAAGCAGGCTAGCGTATCTTATACGCACACATGGCAGAGCAATAGCCCGCTCTCAGCTACTGACATAGCAAGCCTTGGTAAAGTTACGACACCAGCGGGAAGCCCCGCAACAACAGGGCTAAGGGATTGGATGATGGTTGGAAATAATCAAGTCCAAGCCGGAAGCGGGGAGTTTATGTTCACGAATGAACTTGAATATCTCATGTCAGAGGCTGGCGGCCATGATGATTTCCTTTACTCTGAATAACCATGAAAAACATCGGAGCCATATCACTTCCGCCGCGCCCCAAGCCGGGAATGGATGTTCTTTCATGGTCCACGAAAGTGAACCAATGCCTGCAACAGTTGCGGGATCGCGCAGTCAACGGAAAGAAAGGCAAGAAGTCCAAAGGCACGGACGCAAAGCCGCCTTTGTGGATTACCCTATCCATGAAGCCTGACGGCAGCGGCGATAAACAGATCATTGTTAAATTCGGCCACGTAGTCCCCCGCCACAATGCAAGCGGTGAAACTGGCGAGCCAATCGAGATCACCGGACTACCGCCAAAGGATACGCCAGTCACGGTGGCATTGGATGATAAGTTTTGGGTCAAGCTGACGATTGACGAATACGGCAAATGCACGGCAGCGGATTGGGGGACGGGGACGGCATGGCCGGAAGATGTTCCACCTGAACTTATCGGAGGCGATGACCAAACCGGGGCAGCCGGGGAGAGATATATCCGCATCGGTGAGATCATCGAAGATCCAGACAGCACAAGCACCCCTCCGCGCACCATCGTAAAACAACTCCATACGGGGCATATTGATTACTCGCAGCCGGAGCTTGTCGAAAACACCACACTTAGCCCAAGCACGAACGAGGCGCGGGTTTTGAAGGTGTGGAATAGCAGCGCCGGCAGATGGGACTTGCGGTATCTGGAAGCCGGGGACGGGATCGAGATCGAGGAGTTGACGGATTCGATCAGGGTGAAGGTATCGGATACATATTTCCCAGCCGGATGGGATGGCGATATTACATTTGGGTTCACGGCGGCATCTGGCGGAACGGATTCGCTACTAGTGATGCAGTTTGAAAATGGAAGACTTATGGGAGTCGTGGAAAATGACGTTGCAGTTTTTGGAGCCGCTTCGTTTTACTGTCAAGACACCGACACATAACCCAATGCTGACCATCGAGGTTGCCGTTTCCATGCCCTGAAATTGACATTCGCACCCGCTCGGAAATACTCCCCACATGGACATTACAGCAGCAAGAGCGAATGCCGGACTCTCCGCATCGGCGGCGGCAACGTCAATCGGAGTTGCCGGAACAGTCGAGATCGGAACCTATAACAACGCTGTCACTCTCACGGGTTGCAATGTCGCTTACAGTTGCCGCTCCCGCATAGTCGCCGGGGATGCTTTTGTCATTGCCACCGCAACCAATACCACATCCGCATCAGACGCTTGGAGCGCGGGGACGGCGCAGGTGGAGACGGCAACCGCAGCCGGGACAATCACCCTTGCAGGCAATGCCACCGTGACCGTAACAGCCGCCGGGATGACCGGATCGCCCAAGGCCGTATCTGTTGCCGTCACTCTCTCGGACACCGCCGCAACATGGGCAGGGAAAGTCCGCACCGCTCTTGCCGCCGATGCTGACGTTGCCGCTCTATTTACGGTTGGAGGATCAACCACGGCCATCAGCTTGACCCGTAACGCATCGGCAATCGGCATCCTGCCCGCCAATGACGCAACCCTGAACATTGCCCTTGCAAACGGCACCTGCACGGGCATTACAGCCGCCGCTACATCGGCCAACACAACCGCCGGAGTTGCCAGTGCCGGGGCGAATATCAGCGACGGGGACGCAAAGGATTTTGAGGGTATCACAATCGGCACAATCGCCACGCTCAAAGGCATATCCATCAAATGCACATCGGGCGAGGTTGACCTAACTTCGACCGGGGAAACCGCAACCCTCACAAGCGGCGACTCAAGGGCAATGGCCAACAACGCCGGCATCCCGTCCATGCTTTCAACGCTCACATTCACCGCCGTATCTGATTCCGAAATCACCCTAACCGTAGTCGGCGCAACCGCTTAATTCAATGCCAGACGATATCTATCTCGCCAAGGGGGAAATCCTCAACATGACGATCACCGCAGTCGGGGAAACACTCGACGGCACTTGGGATGTTGATTGCTACATGGAGCCGAAAGGCGGCGGAACGGATATCGACCTAGCACCTACCATTGCAAACGGGGTGGCGACGGTTGCATATGATACGGTTGACCTATGCTGCAATTCCTACCGGATAGACATTCGATTCACCCAAGCTGGAGTTGATGTTTTCTCGGAACCATTTAACCTTTTTCTTTCCGATCCGATAACACCCGCATCCGCCCGCTAATATGCCAATATCCGAAACAACCGTAACAGTGACAGGCGGCATTGCAGCCGTGACCGTTGACGTATCACGGGGATTGACCGGAGCAACCGGATCAACCGGCCAAGGCGTCCCCACCGGAGGCACAACCGGGCAAGTCCTATCCAAATCATCCAACGCGGATTACGCCACGACATGGACAACCGGAGGTGTAGGCGATTTGGTTTCCACCAACAACCTATCCGACCTGGCCGATGCAGCGACGGCGCTTGTTAATCTCGGGGCAGCCACATCCGCCCAAGGCGCCCTAGCTGACACCGCAGTTCAGCCCGCCGCGCTTGATGATTACCTTCCGCTTGCGGGCGGGACGATGACGGGTGATATAACGTTTGCGTCAGCTGTATTCTTACTAGATTATTACGGCAATGTCCCACTAAATCCGAATGACCGAACACTTAATAGCCTTGTAGGCGTCCCGATCTATGACTGGTCATCAGGGACCTTAGTTGGCGACGGCACTGGCTTAACAGGGATCAACTCAAAAACGGAAAACCTCACCAACAAGACGCTGACATCCCCCACGGTCAACGGATACACCGAGGGAGTGACCGCACTCGGCACCGTTATATCGGCGGCAACGATTAACATCTCCGCCGGAACCATCATCACCGCGAAGCTAACCGCATCGACAGCCTGCACCTTCACCATGCCGACACCAGAAGCCGGGCTTTCGTTCCTCATGGAACTGAAACAGGCATCAACAACCGGCAACGGGACGGCCACATTCACCGGAGTGGATTGGGGCGCGGCGGGAACATACGTCGCCACCGCAGCCGCCGGGAAAATGGACATGCTTTCATTCGCCACCTTCCGCAATTCCGCCGAGTCCGCTTGGCAATGGGGCGGAACTTACATCAAAGGATTCACACCAACCTAATATCACCATGACCCTAATCGAAATCGCCACCATCACACAGGATCGCCTTGACCAGGCCAACGCTCTCATCGCGCTCCGTGCCGAGGAGTTAGAAATCCTGAAAGCCAACCACGCCGCAGAGATCGCCGCCTACAAAACGGAAGCCGCGAAATTTCTCGCTTACAAATCCGAAATGGAAACCCGCGTCGCCGCCGTCCTGCAATCCGGAGATCCCGCGCAATACGAAGATCTCGCCAAGGAGTTTTTGACCCCTGCCGAAGAACTCGCCCGTCAGGCAAGGCTCGCCCGCATCGCGCAACTGGAAGCCGAGGCAGAAGCCCTTAAATCACAAGTCTGATGTTCGCCGGACGTAACATGACCTTTGCAAAGTCCGGCGCGGTTGACCCGCTCGCCGGCCTGACCTTCGCGTTCCGAGGCTACGGACTTCCCACCGGGGCGTTTCAGGATTCCGCCTTAACCACTCCAGCAACAGCAGACGCTGACCCGCTCGGAGGATGGCGGGATACGAACGCGGTGGCATTTGTGCAGGCAACCTCCGGCCAACGCCCATCCCTTGAAAACATATCCGGCGCGACATGGGCGGCGCGGTTTGATGGGACGGATGATTTCCTTGCCCGTTCTAACATCACCCTCGCCGGGGACTTTACGGTTTTTGTTAGGCAAGCGACGACCGGGGACTGTTGCCTTGTAGGAAGTAATGGGTCTAATAATCAGATTTTGCGGATTGGCAACGGCGGAATAAACCGTTTATCAATATACGACGGATCAGCGGATTATGTCAGCTCCAACCTCTCCGTATCCCGTGGAGTGGACAATATCGTTGGGATCATCCGCAGTGGGTCAACAATCACATTTTACGAGGGAGCGGCGACACGCGGCACCGGGACAACCTCGGCATCCATCACGGCTGGAGTGATCGGAGCGGTTACGATTGGTGCCGCCCAATACATAAAAACCACCGGAGACATCTACGCCGTCCTCATCGCAACCTCGGATATGACCGCGAACGTCACGCAGATAGTTGACGCTCTCAACGCACTATGAAAACGCTCTCCACCATCATCCTTGCCCTTGCGTTCGCATCATGCGCCACGCCCCCGCCAAAGGCTATCCTGCCGCCAGCGAGCGAAGTCCGCGCATTGGATGTTGCGCCCGTATCCAAAGCATCCACAGCGACCCGTGAGGCCGTGCGTGATATATCCGATGCAGGCAACACCAGCCGCGAAGTATCCCGGAAACTTGCCGATACATCCATTCAGCTACGGGCGGCAATTGACCGGGCGGAACTACTCGCCCGCGCAAAGGGGGAAATGGAATCCGCCTTCGCCGAGATACAGCGATTCGCGCTCGCCCTCTCCGCCGATGTAACCCGCCTGAAATCCGCCTTGGAACTTGCGGAACAAAAGGAATCCGTTGCCATCGCCACCGTGGATAGCCTCACGGGCGAGGTATCCACCCTCCAATCTACCGCCGCCGCGCAGGCCGCCCAGATCCGTCACGCTCAGGCCAGCGAAGCGACGTTACGGAGTCAGGTTGAATCACTCTCGGAATCCGCCAACCTCCGCGCCGTAGCAGAGGACAAGCTGGCATTCTGGCGCAAATCCGCATGGATTACCTGGGGCATTCTAACCGTTTTCTTTGTTGCAAAATTCTTCGGAACCGCAATCCTCACTTATGCCCGCGCGCGGATTTAACCGATGAAAACCAATCCTCCAACAGCCCTATCATTACAGGTATCATTCGTTTGCGGATCGCTCTTTTTCATCGCACTTTGCACGGGGCATTTCCTAATCGCCGCAATCATCGGCGGGGGCGGGTTGCTTAACCTGATCGTCGCTAATCACCTGAGGAAATACTGATATGACACAGGACGAAATCAAAGCTATCCAGAAAGAGATTGGAACGGAACCCGATGGATTCTGGGGAGCTAAGAGCATTTCCGCCTGTCAAAAATACCTCCGTTCGCTCATGCCCTTGCCTAATCCGTGGCCAGCCGCAGACGATGCAAGCGTGACGGCTCGCTTCGGAAAGGCCGGTGATGAATCAAAACTTGTCGGCGTGAACGTGCGCGGACTGGGAGTGAAATACGATGGCCGCGAAGTCGCATCAATCCGTTGCCATGATGAGATTGCCGATGCGTTGCTTGCGGTAATCACCGAAATCTCGAAAGGGGAATCCGCATGGGTCCTTGGCAAATATGCCGGATGTTTCAACCACCGCCCGATGCGCGGCGGATCTCGACCATCGAAGCACTCATGGGGGATCGCCATTGACCTTGCGCCGGATACGAACGGATTGCATGACCCGTGGCCAACTAAGGCCAATATGCCTTTCGAGGTGATGAAATCTTTCGCCCGCAAGGGATTCATTTCCGCAGGTGCCTTTTGGGGGCGCGATGCGATGCACTTTGAAGCGACCCGATAAATTCAATGGACTGGATCACAAACGAAATTAAAACACTCATGGCAGGCGGATTTTTCGGCACAGCCGTTAGGGTAATCCTCAAACCGGATAAGCGATGGAAACAATGGCTCATACAAATGTTCATCGGCCTTTCAGCGTCCATCTTTCTTGGGCAGATTCTCGGACATATCATCATCGCGGCAGTAGGAGAGAGCGCGGCAACGGCGGCATATTACGCCAGCGGATACATCATCGGAACCGCAGCCGAAAAGGTCATTGAAAAAATCCAAGCCAAGTTCCTCGGATGAGTTACATAATTCAACAGCTCTCAATCCACGTTTGTTTCGTAACGGCCTTCGCCCTGCTTTTCCGCGTCCGACAGGCTCGGATCAATCTGCGGGATGGATGGCTTGGATTTTTCCTGAACATCGGAATGGCTTCCCTGGCCTTCGCTTATCTCCAAAAGGCGTTTTCTCGGATGGATGGGAATCTTGCCAGCGCGATTGACGTTTGGCGCGAGTCTTCCCTGCTACTGATTATTGCTGTGAAGATTATCATATCGGTGCGGGAAGGGAAGATTTAACACAACTGCCCGCGCAGCTGTTTCTCGGCTTGAACGCGCTGGGACGCTTTGCCCATTGCGCTCATTCTAAGCGACTTAGCGAGCGCACGTTTCCGGCTGTATCTTGGCATGGGTGTCATAATAGCTTGTTATGCTGAGAATGTCCGCGAGCATTTGCGATAGCTTCCCGCGCATCGCAGATACAATGTCCTTCGATGTTTTCGCCCGCATCAAACTTGCTGATAATCCTTTCCAGTGCTTCCAGCATCTCAGGCGCGGCGGCAATCAGTGTTTCGTATCCGTCTAGCCTGTCGTCGATATGCAGCACGGTTCCGTGTTCGCATTCGATTGCCCAATTCATGGGCGTTTTCCGTAGTGTCCAAGGTGATCCATATTTATTCATAGTTTTAAGGGAGTTCGTAATTAAGAAGCATAACAAGACGCGTCATCCAACGGCGGCAACGTCTCTCTTGGTTTTCCGGCTCCATCGTCGCCGTGGATGCGCTCTGCGTTCTCTGAATCCAAGCCGAGGTCAGCCTTTGTCGGAAAATGCTTGGCGCGGAACGGTTCCACGATCAGATCGCGCCCCTCTTGGTCATCGTGGCTATCCGCTATCCAGTTGAGCGCCACCCGAAGGCTTTCTTTCGCTTCGTGGTAGGCTATGAACAGGTCGATAGCCTCTTTGCGCGTGGCTTCCAGTTCCTCGCGGACGATTTTTGTCTCGTGCTTCCACACTTCCGTTTCCTTGCTCCGTAGCGCGGCTTCGTCCTTCAATTCATCCTCGCGGATGATCCTCCCGTCAGTGTGTATGTATGTTTTCATGTGTCTAAATTTTCTCAGCCTCCCATCGGCTAACTCCCGTGTGCATTCTCAAAACGTCAACCTTTTGGACGTTGCGGACGGAATACACGGCCTCGCCACCTGCGATCATGTTAAATGCGTTTTCGAGAGTCCCGTGGTCAAGCGCGAAGATTCCGAATTGCAGGCCGTCCTTTTCCATCACGGTTAGGTATCCGATCCGGCGCTGTTTGGTTGCGCGGCCTCCGATCATTGGTTTTCCTCCTGCGCTTTAAGTTCAGCCTGGATCTTCGCGGCGATGGTTACAAGCGACGACGCGGCCACCTTGCGGAAGATGTGCGAATCGACATTGCGTAGCGTGTTGAGCATTAGCTGGGCGTCGGCCAGCAGGTCGGCTAGGGTTGGGGGATGATCGTTCATGGTTTTCATGGGTGCTGGATTGTTGTGGGGGATCGAACCCCGGTTTGATTTTAGCGTTCTTCTGCGGGTGGGATTGTAAGTTGAATTGGTTCTTTGTGGCCGTAGACGGTTGCTATTGTCCCTTCTGGGACATCGTATTGGTTGGCAAGTTCTTGCGCTGCCTCATCGTCATAGTCGCCAGATGCTCCGGTGATGTATGTGCTGCCAGCGAAGCACTGATACACGTTGCGCATTGCTCTGTGGCGGATGGTGATTTTTCCTTTCGGAAGCGGAAGGCGGGTTGCGGTAGGCATGGACAACAAATAGGCAATGCCTTCCCTGCTGGCAACATCTTTTTTTGTCAAATCTGAATTTTCCCCGAATTTTCCCCGCAAAGCCTTATTCTATAAAGGAAAAAACTTTCGCCAAAAATAGGCATTGCCAATCCGGCTATGGCTGATATAGTCCCGCCAATGTCAGCGAAAAAGAAACCGAAACCGTTCCATGAACGCCTCCAGAAATACCCGGCCAGGCTCATTGCCGATGCGATTGGATGCGCCCTTCCAACCGCGTTTGATTGGCGATCAGGCCGACGCAAGCCGCCTGCTTATTTACAGGATCGGTATATTGCGGATATTGAGTGGTTTAGGGGGAACGCTTGACCTCATGCACGCCGCCCTACCGCTCCGCTTTACCTGCACGCTTCCTCGGCGTTGCATGCAGGTCTTTGTTGTGCTTCTTCGCTTCTTTTGCGATGGCGGCAAGGAAAAGCGTCTGCTGCCATGCGGGCGGCTTACGGGAACCATCAAGCCAAGCGTAGGCCGTCTGACGTGGACAACCCAACGCCGCGACGATCACGGCAGCAGAATACGGGGCGAGGGAATCAGCGAAGGACATGGGCAAATCCTACCACCGAAAAAAAAGTCTGCAATGCAGAAAATAAATCTCGACAAGTGTCCACAATGCAGACAATCTACGCGCATGTCCAACAACTCAGAAACATTCAAGGGCCGCTTTGGAAAAATCGACGGCAAAACAGTGTGGATCGTCAATTCCGGGATGGCTCCAGTAAAAGCCACTGGAGAGATGGTAAAGGCATACAAGGTCCGCTTCCGCCTTCCAAAAACACACACCAACGCTGGCTTCGATTACGCTCCAGCAAAATGGGTGAGAGCTGAAAAAGTCCAATAACCTAAGAACTATGAACCCTAAAAAATACTTCTGTATCCTGATCAAACACGGAATAGCCACCATTATCAGCTCCCCAACTGAAAACTACGAAGAGGCGATGCTGGCCTATAAAATAGAATCGGAAAAAAGCTCAGGGGTGATGATCTGCGAAACCATCTACGGATAAACCCATGAACGAAGAACCCGAATACATCCCACCCCCTGAGGGGTGGGATGCCACAAAGTGGCCGTCGAAAGAAGAACAAACGCGGCCATGTCGCGTATGTGGACAACTGCCCGTTATCGCGTGCAGCAATGGCAATATCGCAATCTCCCATTGCATGTGTCCATCGCTGACGGCCACAAGACGCACCATTCTAGCGCCGTGCGGGGTCTGTGGCGGTGTCGAGTATTGGCCGGGATTCTCCAGCAAGGAAGAGTGGTTCTCGTGCTGTAAATGCTACGCCACATTTCATCTGCACAACGCAAAAGCGATGGCACCGGCCACGCTGGATGCCGACTTCAAGAAGGATGCTGTGGCCGGTTGTCCATCCGCGTCTTGTTAGCTTTCTTCCGAATAACCTAGAAACTTGAACCTACTAAATGAATGAGCTACACCTATTTGCTGGAGCGGGGGGAGGAATCCTCGGCGGGATGCTATGCGGACATAGCCCCGTCTGCGCTGTTGAGATTGAGCCATACGCCCGCCGCGTCCTACTCCAACGCCAGCGGGACGGAGTCCTGCCATGGTTCCCGATCTGGGATGATGTCACCACTTTTGACGGCACGCCGTGGAACGGAATCGCCCAAATCGTCTGCGGCGGCTTCCCATGCCAAGACATATCCAGTGCTGGAAATGGACAAGGAATCACTGGGGAACGCTCTGGATTGTGGTCCGAAATGGCCAGGATCATTCACGAGGTGGGACCGAAATACGTCATCGTGGAAAACTCGCCAATGCTCACTCTTCGGGGGCTTGGAGTCGTTCTCGGAGACTTGGCCGAAATGGGGTATGATGCGCGATGGGGAGTGCTGGGAAGTTGTGACGCAGGACTGCCAACCAAGCGAGATCGTCTCTGGATTGTGGCCAGCACCGGCCTGCTCGACCCGAATCCAAGGAAAAATGAAGGCCGAAACCGTGAAGAAATCCTGCTTAGAAAATGGGCATCAGATTCATGTCAGCGGGTTGTTGATTTTGGCGGGGTGGCCGCAATCGAAGTTCCAGAGCGTGCATCAGTGGATTATGGGATGGCCGATTGGATGGACGAGCTTAAGGCCATTGGAAACGGACAATCACCAGCACTGGTGGAACTCGCATGGAATCTCTTCCGCTAACGCCTAGCCCACTCACACCGCCACCCAGATGATCACCGCGCCTAACAGCCCACGAAAAAACCCGCACCGCCGAAGATCGGCGGGCGGGGTTGATGTGCGGCGTTTTGTTGTGGGTTGCCCGCTACACCAGCGAGGCCATGACATTCAGGGCGGCGGCGGTCGGCATCCTGCCTTGCTCCCAGCCCTCGACTGTGCGCCTCGATACTCCGCAGAGATCAGCCAGCGCCTGAGTGGTCAACCCACACTTGTCGCGGATCGCCTTGATGCCTGGGGCGTAGTCCATGACCTCGCCGCCATCCGTGAGGATGACGGGTTGGCCGTAGGAGCTAGCACTGTGGTTAGTGGTAACTCTCATGGCTTAGTTGTAGTTACCGTTAAGGGTGATCTCGCCAATCTCGAAATCAGCCTCATCACACTCAAATTCGGTCGGGACACCATCCCCGCACTCGCAATCACTGCAACGGCAGGAAAACTTTCGGGCGGCGGATTCGGTGATCGATACCAAATAGTCACCGTCCACATCCTGCCAGTGAGGTTCGCGGGGGGTAAATGTGGCGCGGACGTTGTGGGATTGGAATCCGTGAAATCCATCGAGAGTAAGTTCGACGATCTTTGTAATTGGCTTGGTAGCAGTCATAATATGGTTTGTTTTTTATGGGTTGGATTAGGCGAGGAGCGCGGCGACGAGCTTATCTTCGGGGACGTAGCACGATCCCTTGTCAGTTTCGGGGATAAGGGCGATGCGGTCAAAAAAAGCGAGACTCGCTGCGCGGTCGCTGGCGATAGCAGCAAATGCAGGGTGACTGGTTACAGCCTTGCAGTTGGTCATGATGCGGCAAGCGGCCATCTGCTCAACGGTCATCCCGTTTTTTACTGCTTGATCGAGCGTGTTTTTTTCGAGTTCAGGGATCAGGTTTTGGACTGCGGTATTCATTTTCGTTTTGGTTTGGTGAGAGGCTTGATTGCCTCGACACCCGCAAGATACGCAGTCCTGCGTAACGAGTCAACATCTTTTTACGCAAAGATGCGTATTTATTTTCACGCGCCGAAAAACGGCATTCTTCCCCACAACGACTAGCTATGGCACCGCCGGAGACGGCACACAAATCTATGAAACGAAAACCAAAATCCGAGGCGGCGGAAACCGCCCAAACAACGGACAGCCCGGCGGTTGTCCATGAGCGTCTTGTTCGGGTTCTTGCGTGTCCGTTCTGCGGGAAAAAGCCCGAAGTGTTCCCGTCTGGTGACAGGACGGACGGCGCGGAAATGATCGAGTGCATGACTGATGGATGCGTGAATCCGCATGTCAGCTATTACGGCCACAATGTCGCCCGCCAGAAGTGGAACACCCGCGCCGTGGGAATCAGCTACGGCAAGGGAAGCAATGTGAAGCTGTCCGAAGTGCGCGGCATACTTTGTGACCCGAACGCAGAGGTGAGGCACGGCGCGAAGGACGCCGACCTCGACTAGAAACTTTCCCGCCGTTGCCTCGACCGTCTTGTTAGCCGTTCGGGCGAC